CTTTTTCCGCGACGATTAAGTTCAGCGTCCAGCTGTTTTTTAAGTTCTGTGTAGTCGGCCGAGTAAACCTTTGTGCTTCTTTGAGCCATCACACACCACCTACTCTCACCTTCACAAGCCGCAGATCCGTGCGGTTATCACCCTCACAGGCGTATCCCACAATTTTGTTCGCCGGGTACGATTCGCACGAGCCGACCGCGCGCCCAACGCCGGGCGCGCTGGACAGAACGATGTAATCGCCCGTATGGACAGGTCCAACCACTTTCGTGTGAACACGTCCTGCTAAGGACACCGGAATAAAATCGGGCAGGTTTTCCTCAAGGAAATCCTGCCCTTCAGCTACTTTATTTCCGCCAATGAGCATAGCGTACTCATCCGTGTGGATGCCTGCGATACGGCTAGATAGGTTCGTGGCCTTGATATACCGTTCCATCTGGCTCCCAGTATCCAGAGCGATAATATCACCGGGTTCGGTCTGCTCGCCACGCGGCATGAGCTCCGCATAGTCGTTGTAGACCGCATCGTAGACACGCTGCGCGGAAATATCACCTGACACCGACAAAGACTTAAAGTGTGCATCACCTGCGGATGTCACATAATGTACCGTGCCGTTTGCAAAATACACCGTTCCGGTGAACGTGCCGCCCACATTGCGCATTGCGCCAAGGTTTTTGCAGGCATCAGCGGAGGTGCCAGAACCTGTACCACCGCGTTCAATCGGAAGGTTCCCGCTTGTAATCTGGCTTGCAGAATGTTCATGCGTAGACGGTGCAAAAGCATTCGCGTGTTTGCCATCAACCGTATCGGCATCACAGCCTTCCATCAGCCCGTATGCAGCCAGCAGGGCCACAATCTGTTTCGCCGTAAAATCGCTCTTAGGCAACGCGCTGTTTGCCGTTCCCTTAACGGTAGACAGGTCGGAAATGGCCTGATTCAGCAGGGCACTCAAAATATATGTAACCATGTTGAACTGCTGGCTTGTCGGCTTTCCGTTCAAACCGCCGACAATAGAAGCCCAGCCGCCTTTCCAATCCTCCAACGAAATGTCTTGCTTCACGCCAGACACAGAAAACGCCGCAGTTGCATAATCTTCAAGCGCTCCTGCACGACCTTCTGCCATAATAAATCACCCCCAGTTAATTGATGGACTGTGCAAACATTCCCTCGCCGAAACCTGCAACTCGCGGATTGAGATCCACAAATCCAAAGGTTTCTGCGTCCTCGGTCGAGCAATCCACGCGAACTTTTACTCCGGCCGGGCGTACAATAAGGTCATGCGTTCCCAAAATAGACATGACCATATCAGAAAACGGTGCCGAAATCGAAAGGAAGATTGTCGCCGGAACATCTCGGCGTTCACTATAAACCACCTGCGTTGCTCCGAAGATGATTTTGGTTGCTTCAATGATTTCATCCGGCGTACAGCGGCAGGAATTGACAAAAGCCTTATACTTCAGGCAGACGCGATAAATATCGTCATTATCCGCAAGTTCTCGGCTTCCAATCATTGCTCCAGCCTGCTGGCGAGTCAAGCAGACCAGCTGTCCAAGCCGGTCAAGCCAAACACCTGTGCAGCTATCAAAATTGTTCAGATTTTCCAGACCGCCCAGAAACAGAGAGGCGTTTTCATATTCCGGCGCAACGGCCCAGATGATGCCATCAAGGTTTGACATTTTTTCAACGCTGAGAGGTGTTTCTTTCAGAACTTCGTAGCCCATTAGGATACCCCTTTGCTGGAAAACTGCAAAATCCATTTCCCGGCTGAGTTCTTTCGATAGATTGCAGGCGGGGTTATAATTCTGGCAATGCTTCCCATTTCGCAATCTTCTGGTAAATCCTTCAGATCATCTACGGTATCGCAAATATAGTCCCCCAGTTTGCTCTCTTCGTAAGACTCCAGTTGAAACTGCATCGGCAGTTTGCCATACATTTCCTTATAAGCGTCAATCATGCTTTCACCACCCGGATGCCGCTCATGCTAAGAACCGGCTGTTGGTTGATTTCAACCGGGACAATGCCTGTCAGCATAGAATTATCGGCAACTCCTTCAATGTCCGGTTTTTCGCTCAATAAGCCTCGGATTTCGACATAATCAACGCCGGACACGCTTTCCATGATGGGGCGGATGAACGTTTGCAGGCGAATTGTTGTGCCTGCTGAAAGAATTTCTTCCATCAGCAGGGACTTGATTCTCGCCGCATAATCATCGTCCAGCCCGCCAGAACTCGTAACCGTAACAGAGAGCAGCAGATAAACGTCATTCACTCGAGTAAATTCCAGATACTGCCGATTGCCGTTAATGTCGGTAGCGTAAGCATAATGCTTCCCGTATGCACGAATGCCGCCTGCTTTGTTTTTCCAGATGATGTTGGCCACATCTTCATCGCTGCCGCCCTGGACAACAATTTCAATGCTATGCGGAGGTCTGCCCGCCGCATCGGTCGTATCGTTGTAGTTCTCGTATCCAGCCGCAAAGGTCACACCATCCACATCGCTGTACAGCAAGGAAACGATGCTTGCGACCGTGCCGGTGCCGCGGCTTGCAACACGGTTTGTGTAACTCGTTCTGGCCTCGGCATCCGTCTGGGTTAGTCGGCCCTTTATCGGCGCGATATCATTGGTGCAGGCTGTCCAGCCATCCACAGTAGTGACAATCTGCGTAATAACACCATCAGCCAACACATAGCTGCCATATTCCGCGCTTTCAAACTGGATATTGCTGGTCACTTCCGTAACCGTAATGTACTTGCACAACGTTGCCGAAAAGCTGTCAGCGGCGCCCGATGCAGTCAAAACGATTGAATGTTCTCCTTGATCGTCAGTTTCGTCCGAAACAGCAATGCCGAACTTTACCAAGGCATCAAAGGACTGGACAGCCGCAAGCATCTGCGAGTACGCATCGTCATACGAGGACACGGTCATTTTCTTTGTGACGCTGGAACTTTCTGCATAGGTTCCAACTTCTCCGCTTGTCGCATTGCGAGAAACGCCAAAATCAAACGTAAAGGTTCCTGCAATGCTTTCAATCGGACGAATCGCCAGCTTTCTCCAATTTGCGCTGGAGATTATGGATGCACTGACCGCCTGAAAAGTACGTTGCGGTCTACTGCTCGACTGAATCAAAGCGCCAACCGGAATGACCGTTCCCTCTTGGCCAGTACAAGAGATAAAATACTTAGTTTTGGCCTGTCCAATGCGGCTCACCCCGCCCACCTGCATCACGTTATCTAACGCAACGCCGCAGGCCGTATTGGGGAAAAGCTGCTGATATGCAGCAGCATAAGCCTCCCAGAGTTCTGCCGGGGCATCCGCAAAAATTGTAAACAAGACGTTCATCACGCTTTGCGGGTTCTCCGATGGGTCAACTCCGACCTCGTCTTTAAACCTTTTGCAGATGTCGGTGTAAATTTCATCCAGTCGGCGCATTTGAAAGCCCTTATCCGTCACTCCGTAGTCCGACATGGGACAGTTCCACCTCGCTTTCTATTTCTCCTTCGGTGGTGGTCGCGGTAAAAGACGCTCGGAGCGTTCTGGTCTTTGCATCCTTTATAAGGTTGATGGTGCCCACCCCTGTTACGCCATCAACGGCAAGGATTTGGTCTCGCAGGGCCTTCTCGATCAAGGCTCGATTCGGAACCTTCACAAGGATTGTTTCAAAGTAAGGCGTGCCCATAGCGGTATTGAACACCCATTCTCCTTTGATCCAGCGCAGACGAATTTGCACACCCTGCCGAACGGCATCGATGATTTCAAAATCGCCGGTTTCGTTGATGTATAAATCACCATCAGCAGCAAGCGCAAGGTCTTTCAATGCCATTACTGCGGACCTCCTGTCTTTCCGTGTACGCCAGCATGGGTATGCGTATTCATTACGATGCCACCAAGTACCAGCGTGCCAGAAATGTTCACGTTTCCTTGCACCTGAATGTTGCCTTTGATTTCCGTATTGCCGGTAACATCAAGCAACGGAGTGGTAATTTTGGTACTGCCATCCGTCACCTCGATGTTAGAACTGCCTCTTTGAACAAAGACGGAACTGTCTTTCAAGGTTATGGTTGTGTCTTGCTTTTTCAGTTCGATGCAGTCTTTCTTGACCGTGATGGTCGCAGTCGGCGCAAAAACAACTGCTGCGTCCTCACTTCCGGCACGCTTAACCTGCTCGCTAGACGATGCAGGCAAGCCCGGCAGCAAGGTTGCGTTGGATAAGTCCCACTTCAAGTCCGTTCCAGAGCCGCCCTCTCCAAAAATAGCCACACATCCATCCCCGGAATGCACAGGAAAGGCAAACCCGATTGTGCCGCCTGCTCCGGTAGGCATCAGGATAGCCGTGCCCGAAATTTTAGGGTAGGGTACTTCCCTATCATCATCGGTCGTTACTTTCAAATCCGGCGTTAGTTCAGCAGTGAAATTTTCGGACACGTTACCAACCTTAGCAGGTGCCGAGGTGTGGATATTATCCCTCATGTACTGGTCGATGATGCTCACGACTGCATCGCGGAAGTCCTGATCCACGCTATTTCACCTCCACAAATTGCCCAACGCATTGCCAATCGTCGCCCTCCGTATCGCCAATGAACCTGATTTTTGACGCCCGGTAATTTCCCTTATCCTCTCGGGATTCTACTTTCACATAATCGTCAATCTGAATATGGCCATTCAGGCAATACGTAACCTCAATGCCTTTCTTGGCCTTTCTTTTGGTCGTATTGGAACTCGCGTTCTTACTCGTTGAAGATTTGCTGCTGGTCGATGCGGATTCAAAGAAAGGCTTCGGTGAACCGATCATGCCGGAATCGGCCGAAAGGACATAAGCCGCCATCGTTAGCGGTTCATCCAGTGCGCATATCTGAATAATACCATTCTGAACACTCCAGCGAAGTTTGCTTCTGTCGCACAGCCGCCCGATAAGCGTCTTTCCTGTGCCAACAAAAGCAAAATTCTTAAAGTCGATCATTTTGGCCTTGGGGGAAAGTTTGACTTCACATCCCATTTCCTGGGCAACATCCCTGACGATTTTTTCTCCGTTCACAACGCCCGAATAACTCAGGCTCACCGTTGTATCTCGTGCGGATGTAAAGCTGTCCACAAACTCAATTGTGGTCTGCCGGTCCGCTCCGTTTGTTTCCGTTTCAAAGCACGTCAAAGAACCGCCCATAATAACGGGCAGGTCATCACCATATCCAGCGCGCAGCTCAATCAGGCAATCTTCCTGCTCCAAAAGGCGCAAGGTTTCATCCGCCAGATTCCAAAGTGTGATTTTCCCCGTATTAGAACTTGAACTATCACCAATTTCACAGGAAAAGGAACATCGGATAGCCCTCTTCGTTTTTTCGTTGGGTTTTCCGATTTCACGACCGACAGAATTATTTTTTCCAATTCTTACTCGGTACTGTCTATCCCAGATATCCATCTGTCACACTCCAAGCTGTCTTGCAGGAAGGTATAGCAGTTTCGCCTTTCCGTCCACAAAATCGTTGCGGCCAATTGTTTCCTGCTCCGTTTCAACGCCAAGGACGCCCGGCGGGCCTCCTTGGGTTTGATAGTAGAAATTCCAAATTGTCCCCGGCACGAGCCTCGCCATGCCGAGGATAATATTCATTTCTGCATCGTAGATGCTAAGCATCCAAAAACCGCCGTATGCGTTCCATGTCAGCCGAAGATTGTAATATACTTCGTCAAGGTTCACGCGCATAATGGAATCGTTTCGGTCTGGTACAGAGATCTCATAGTATTCCAAATCCATCATCTATACCTCACTTAAACAATCCAATGGCTTTTGCCCCAGAACAAAGAATGCTGCTGCGGGAAGAAGATTTTCCGCTATCGGAAGATTTTGCTGTGGAGGTGCTCTTCTGGCTCGCGCCAGTATTCTTTTTAGACGTTCCCCCTCGAGCATACTTTATGCTGATATTGGCAGTTTCTGTCGAATTGATAGACACCTGCTTCAACTTCAGTTCAATGCGCTCGCTGTTGCTTTCCTCTTTGGGGAACGTCACACTTTCGATGCAGACGTTCTCATAGCTATCGCCTCCGGCCGTAAAGGTCATTGGCATTCTTTTTTCCCACAGCTGACGCAGTTCTTCTACTGCGCTTTGCACCCGGCTCGATGATGCCGGGTGCCGGTCCGCCCATGTAATCGGCGCGTTAGAAATCACAGCTGTGACATCAAGCGTCACCGCTTCCAGACAGATGTGGTCACTGGCGCTATATCCTTCTTCCGTTGCATAGCCCGGGATCTTGCTGGACAATGTTTCCGGGCGTTTGATGATAGCGTCAAACTCAAAATCTCCAAGTCGAGCGGGCTGTGTCGCTTCCATCAGGCATCACCTCCCGTAATTAAGCGCATGCGCCAAATCTTTCGTAGATTGCGAGGACTGCGAACTCACGGTAGACTGCAGTTTGGATGCGGCATTGCGATCAGACACTTGGAACGTGTAGCTTTGTCGGTTTTCCTGTTTTACAGTGATGTTTTTGGTGTTCGTGGTTTGAGCAATCGGCCGCTGTGATGCCGTTGTTGTAGACACCGGCCTTCCTCCCGAAATAAACGCGCTGGCGGCGTTTCTGCTTGCAGCAGTACTCCCAGAAGAAGTCTGCACCCCTGTCGGCGAATTTCCACTGCTTGTGCGGCCGCTGCCGCCAGAGGGCTTCCCGCCTCCCATACCGCTAAAGCCAGACGGGTTCTTGTCAGAACCGTCCCCTCCATCAGAATCATCGGAGCCATCGTCGTTTCCGCCGGTAAAGAAATTCTTCACGCCGTTCCACAGGTTCTTGGCCCAGGTGATTTTATCGCCGAACCAGTCAAAGAATCCCTTCAGCCAATCCCAGATTGCCTGTGCGCTTTCTTTCAGCGGTTCCCAGGTTTCGCCAAAAGCAGCCCGTCCCAGGCCATTCAGGATGTCAAGAAAATCCTGCCACAGTTCCTTGCAGCCGGTCAGGAATTGCGTCCAATCACCGGTCTGAAAGCCTGTAATCAAGCCAGCCAGAAGATCAAACAGGTGCCCGCCCAGCGTGATGATGTCTGCGGTCAGGTCAACCAGTCCTTGCCACAGGGCTTGCAAGACAACTAGAATCGTGCCTTTGTGCTCCTCCCAGAACTGACCCAGTGAATCAAGAGCATCTCGGCCAAATTGCTTTGCTCCCTCAAAGAATGCGCTGATTTTCTCTCGCAATGCATCAACGTCAACACCAGCTTCGCTCAGGAGCCGGCCAAAGACGCTGTCGCCGCCTTGCAGGAAGGTGAAAACATCTTCCAGCACAAGGAACAGCAAAAGCCATTTTGCGGCCGCAAGGGCAGTTTGCAGATTAAATCCTTGCAGGAGTTTTACCGCGCCTGCCAAAAAAGACAGAATCTTGCTTCCATTGGTGGCAAGGAATAGAGCCGTTGCGACCATCACGATCAGCTTCAGCAGCTGTTCCACGCCGCCAAGTTTCTCGGCAATATTTTTCAGCCACGAAGTCAGCCGTTGTGCTTTTCCTATCAGGAAATCGCTTATGGTTTTTATTGTTTTGCCAATACTGGTTGTGATGCCAAGCATGTCATCTGCGCCTGCAAGCCAAAGCCCCCACCGATTTCTGACATAAGTAAGAGCGTCCCCGATGCCGAAACCGAGTTCATCAAAGTTCTTTTGAATGTCGCTTTCCGCCGCAAAGAACGCTTCTTTCAGTTGCTTTGCGGAAAGTTTTCCGCTCTCTGCCAGATTTTGGAGTTGCTTTTCGGACACTCCCATTGCAGACGAAATTGCTTTCACCACCTCCGGGGCAGCTGTTTTTAAGTTGGAAAAGCTAGATTTGTCCAGCTTGCCCGAAGACATAGCCTTTTGCAGTACACTCATGGTGTTGTCAAGATTTGCTTCTCTGCCGGAGCCTTTTTCCAGCTTTTCGACAAGCGAAACAAACTTCACAGCATCATCAACTGGGAACAGCTTACTGTTCAGCTGCACCAGCTTTGTCACATCTCCGGCCATGACCCCGTATTCTTCACGGCAATCCTGAGCCCCTTTCAGAATCTTCTGCTGGATATCCGCTTGGTCTCCCATCTCGCGGGTTGCCCCGCGGATGGTATCGTTGATACTGCCAAATTCCTCTGCAAGACTAGCAAGCTTAGTAAAGGAAAAGCCGATGCCGATTGCTCCAAGTGCTTTAGCTGCAAAGCCTTTTACTTCGCTGATAGCGCTTTTTGCGTCATCAACAGAGCTTTTATCGACCTTGAACAGAATTTGATTGACGAACTTTCCGATTACAGTTTCCTTCGCCGCCACTTATGTATCCCCCCTTCTGTCCTCTTGGCTTTTGGCGTACTCAATGTCCCGCTGCATCATAATCAGGTCGTAGAGTTTTAGCATTTCATCCAGATTATAAACATAGGTCAGTTCGTACATCGAAGCCACCCGCTCACGAATCAGGGTATACATAATCCATTCAAGGTTCGTTACTCTGTCGTTGTCGAACTCTCCGTACTGTTCGAGCTGCCCGCCCGGCGCACTTTGATAAGGCCTCCAAAGAGGGTGCTCGCATCTTTGAAAAAACCGCTGAAGTTTAAGCGAATGACCTCAGCACAAAGATTGAGCATTCCGGCGAGGTACTGGCAGAAAATTTCATCAAAATCATCCTCGCCCATGACCTCATAAGTGTTTTTCTCAGGATCCAAAACGCGGATGTTGCTGTGATCCAGCAGGAGCTCACTCACCAGTTTGCTCAATGCGTTGCCATTGATGCGGGCAAGCGCCTTGACCAGCGAGTCTTTGTCCATGTCCATCCCGTCAAACATTTCCATGTTGACAGCATCCTTATCGTCGCTAGCAACCGACACGGTGCCCAGAATCGGCAGGATGATAGATGCAACATCGCCAAAAATGTAGGTGGCATCCTTGGCACCGAATGGACGAACCTTGAACTGGTATTCGCCAACCGTGATGTCGCGCATCTCCATGCGTTTCATTTTCATATCAGGTTTTCTCCTTTCAGTTCTTCGGTTCCATCTTGCCAACAGCCCGCAGTGTCCACTCCTGACTCTGGCCGGTCTTACCGTAAGCGCACGGGGCAGGCTTGGAAACCCATGCCTTGGACGCCGTGAAATCCGGGTTAGAGCCCAGATCCTTGATCTGCATATTGAAAAGGCCGCTGCCCGGGGTCTGCTTGTTATTGTTGTACTGCTTCAGCAGCCAGTTGTTTGTTTTGGAGCCGTACTGCAGGACCAGCTTGATTTCATAACGAGGATCATCCGGAATCGAAATGACCACTTCGCCATCTGCACCGGCTTCATCCGTCACGCCATCACCCTGCGGAGTAATGGTAATAAAGCCATCCTCCGTAAAACCAGACGCGATGTGAATGCCCATGGTGCACAGAACGTTTTTCGGGGAGTAAACGGTTACATCTCCACGCATTTAGCGGTTCTCCTTTCTCAGTAATTCAGTGTGCCGCCAATTTTCGCGGCGATCAGGGCACCTGCCAGCTGTGCTGTCCATGTCACACCGGTAAGACGGCGGCTCTTACGAGTTGCGGCATCCAAATCGGCCGCGCGCGGCACAGTGACGGTATATGCACGAGACGCTTCTCCATCATCAGAGGAAGCATCCTGCACAATGCCACCAGCACGCACGCCCTCTTCCAGGGCATCAATAACAGCATTCTGTACCAGCGCGATGCCCTGGTCGGTGTAGGGCACCTTGGGCAGTCCTAGGAGCAGGTTCAGCACCTTGGACTGAATCTCGGTCTTCAGCCAGTCACGGAAGCGGATGGTGTCAATCCATTCGCCGCCGCTCACCTTGCCGCCCTGCACCATGGCCTTGCTGCCAACGGTCGTATAGTACGAAATATTGCGTGCTTCCAGGCTTGCAATATCCGTAGTGGACAGACCCTGCGCAGACACCATGGAAAGCGACTTGAAGCACCACTGCTCACTGCCCGGGTCATAGGAAAGGAACCGGGCAGCGTAGGCACAGTTCACACAGTCATTCTCTGCGGTCGCATGAATCACTGCGGTGCGCAGCATAGCATCCGATACCGGAGAGGACGAAATACCAGTAGTTTCGCAGACGCAGAGTTTTTCATTTGCTTCTGTCCAGTCCGCGATGCTCTGGTAAAAGTCCTCCTTGATGCCCGCCGGGCAGATGCAGTACCAGCCCGGCATACCAATGGCCCGGTCAAGGGTCACATCCACCTTTTCGGTGGAACCGCTGGACAACTTCTGCACCGCAATCATGACTGCAGGCGGCTTCGGCGACTGGCCAAACACCTTGCTGGCCGCGATGTACACAGGATCATCAGACGTAAAGCCGGCCCCTTTGAGGTCCTGCAGACTGGCATAGCCCGCCACATCAGGCGTAACACGACCACCGGGCGTTTTCGGCAGAGGGCCCATGATAAGAATGGTATCGTAGCCGCCATCGATGGACATCGCCTCAGAAATCTGGATATTGACCTCAACGATTTTGTCGATATTCACGTTGCTTTCACTCCTTTACTCATCTTCAAATTTCTTCTCGACTTCAACCTCATCAAACCATCCGGCTTTCATGTCCGCGACCGTTTTGGATGCCGCGCTGGCATGGTCTTCCGAATATTCTCCGTCAGCCGGAGCCAAAGCAGCGTACTCCTTCGTACTCTGCACAAAGTCCACATAAAAGGAACAGCGCGCCCTCTCTACGCCGGGCGCGCTGTTGTGGATTGCTTCAGGTGATCCGTCTGCGCATACCGTGATGTTCATGGCGCGCATTTTGTCACCCGCGTATTGGCTGTCAAAGAACTGAACAGCCTGCTCAAGGTCATCTACGGCCGTTGACAAACCAACCTTTTTCACCCCGGCGGCGTGCTCTGTCTTGCTCTCGGTAACCAGTTCAGCAGAAAACGGAATGTGCTTGCTTTTTTCCTGCCAAAGAATCCCATCCTCGATGCATTCAAATGAACCAACCTGGTCGATGCGTTCAAAATCCAGAACGACATACGGGAGCGGCGGGCGCACAGAATTGGGGTAGCTGTAAATCACTGTGCAATGGGGGTACAGTTCCACAAACATGAGCCGAACCGCCTCGCGGCACTCAGCTGGTGTCATTGGCATTCTCCCCTTTCTCGCCCTCAACGGCTTCAAACTCCGATATCCAGTGCTTCAGGATGGTGTTTCCCCAGTAGATGGACGACTTGCAGGCGTACCACTGCCCCATGTAAAGCAGCCGATCTCCCGTTGTCTGTTTATCCGGTTCCGTAGGAAGAAGCTGGACATCACTATACACAGTCAAAACGCCGGTCGTAGAGCGGCCAGAAGCATCGTCCTGATTGCGGCGCGTTTTGGCCTGCACATCAAGTGGAAGCTGCATATCCGAGTAAGTTGTTTCGGCTGTGCCACTGTCCCAGCTGGTGCCCTTATAGCGGCGCACAGTGTACATCTGCTTAAAGATGTTCATTTCTTTCCTTTCTTGATAACGTACTGACAGTTCTGACGCAAGGCGCCTGTATCAATCAGGGGCTTCGTGGAACTCTTCCCTTTAATATGCACAGGCACCGGGCCTTCCTTGCCATATTCGTTCATCATCCAGCCGCCCTCGATGGTGATGGGCGCGTTGGGTGCCCATTCCTCATCTTTGATTGCATCCTGAATCATGGACTTTGCCTGAGAACCAATCGCATTGGAAACCGCATCAGCTGTTTCCAATGAGGACAACGCCTGCTGCGAAAACTCTGATAGTTCTTCCGAGTGCTTTTTGATGGTGTCCATAAAGGGACGGGCAGGAATCATCACCGAACCGTCTTTGTGGAGGGTTCCGTAGTGGTTCCAGTAGGCGACCTCGGCCAGCGATGTTTCATCGTCAGCCGCCTTTTGGTCTGCCTGATACCCAACCTCTATGGTCACATTGGACAGTTCGTTCAGGCGCTCCATCGCCGCTCTTCCCTCTGGCGTCAGGTCAAGGCCGATGTCATTGGCTATCGCCATGGGCAGGCCTCCTTATCGAATCATGATAGGCACGATATGCCGGTTCCGAATCGAAATAAACTGCAAGCCGTAGGAAGTAAGCTGGTACTCAGCATCTCCGGTGGTCCCGGCGGTGCTGGTGGCAAAGGAAATGCTCACGCCACCTTCGGAAACGCTGGCTAAGCGACCAGTGTTTGCGATAGTTCCGAGAGAACTGTCACCATTGCCAGCCATTTTCATAGCATGGCAGACCAGCAACGCCACCGCCAGATTGTAATCTGCGCCGAACTTCTTTTTGGAAATGACCGGCGCTTGCAGGTCGATCCAAAAAGAAATGTCCTCGTCCGAAGCGGATTTGAACTCGGTGCCAACCTTCTTTACAATTTTGGCAATGGCGGTTACGTCAGGAGAATCCATCAAGATTCACCGCCCGCAGGAGCATCGGCAGGAGCGTCAGCTTCGGAATCGGCCTTTGCGTTCTTTCCGCGCGCCTTTTTCTCCTGAACCTCCTGAAGCAGGCCCATGCTGATGTAAAATGCCATTGCATCATCATAGGTTGCATCGACCTGCGCAGTTTCGCCGGGGAGCAGAGAGATGGAGCCGATGCAGATGGGCTTCACCGAAATGTTTTTGACCTTCATAGTCGGTTTCTCCTTTCTTACAGACCGTAGACCAGGCAAGCAGAGAGCGGATAAGGAATCATCATGCCTGCATCGCGGCCCTCGCAGTTGATAACGATTTCCAAATTGCGATCCTGCGGCGCGTGCTGGAGGAAAGCCATGGGAACCTCGTGGGACATCTTGTCCGGGTCTTTGGTATACAGCAGGCCGATGTTCTTGCCGGTGCTGTTATAGTCCTTGTTGCCCTTGGACAGTTCGCCGGCAACTTCCCAGTTCTTAATCTGGGGAGTGTGATCCTTGATGTAGGACAGAACAGATTCGCCGGTGCCATCGATGCGGCGCAGGTTCAGGCTGGTGTACAGGTCGTTGGGCATGACCCAGCTGTCCGGGTGCTCCACATTCTGGGTCAGGGTGTCGATGTAGTTCAGGATGCCGGCAATGTCGGCCGCAATCTCGTCTGCGGTCTTGGATGCCCAGTCGGCCTTACCGGCTGCGCCGTTCTGCAGTGTATAGATGGGGATGTTATTGCCGGAGGACAGAACGCCGATGATGCCCGTCTTTTCGTCGCCGTGCCAAATCAGGTGATTCACCTTGACATCGTACACCCGGCGGGCCGCTTCAGCACGTGCAGAGTCCAGAGACTTCATAATACCCAGCACCGCATTGCGGCGGCAGGCACGCAGTTCCTGCACGTTGTAGCCGTAGCTGTCACCGATGTTGACGATTTCCGCACGATGGGGAGTGCCCTTCACATCGACACGGGGCAGGTCGCTGGCGTAGTTGGCGATAACATCAGCAAAGCCAACCGGCTCATAGCTGTAGTATTCGATATACGCAGCTCCCTCATCGGTTTCGCTGGTCTGAGGGAAGATCTTCAGGCCGGACAGTTCCGGGAAGTCCTTATCGTACGCCTTGGTCTTGACATGCGCCAGCTGCTTGGCGAAGAAGATGCCTGCATTGTCGGCTCCATCCAGACGAATCTTCGTGCCGGGGAACGGGTTCTTATATGCCTGGTTAATCAGGGAGGCACACTTGCCGTTCAAGGCAAGGCGGTCTTCCTCGCTGTAACCGTTGGCGGGGTCGAAAGGATTGTACTTAGCCATATTGAACCTCCTTAGATCTGCTCTGCGAACTGGGCGGGTGCAATGCCGTTCTGGGCCGCACCGATGAAGCGGGCCTTGACCGCCAGATTGGTGCCCTTGGTCGGGGTGAACTTGCCTGCATCGTCGCCGGTAATCACAAGATAAACCGGCTGACCGTAAGCAGGTTCCGCCTGATCGGCCAGCTGCACCCACATCTTGCCGGTCTGGCAGACATCCAGAATCTGGCCTTTACGCAGGAGCACAGCACCATCATCGTCCATCTCCGTATTGGCGCTGTACATCACAACGCCCTCGAACTTCTCGGCGGTCGCGCCGGTTGCAGGAAGGGTGATGTCCTTGCCGGGCTCCGCACCCTGCACAACGCCGCAGCCAAAGAACAGCTTGCCATCCTCTGCGCTGTTCCGGCGGGTGACTGCATCGTAATTCGCACGGTCATAAAGCAGGCCGGGCATACCGCGGCTAGGCTCGCCGTAGTTCATCTGTACTGCCATATTGCTCATAGCTTAGTCCTCCTTCTCGCCAGCATGACGCTGGATCATACGATCGCGGGCCTCGTCAGGGTTGTTCTTCTTGCCCACATTGCGAACTGCCGCATTTGCGGAATCAGCATTGAACACCTGACGACGCTGGTCTGCCACAGTCTTGCGACCATTGATTTTACCCTTTGCGATATCAAAAGCCGCGTTGATGTAGGCTTTGCTCTTGCCATCCAGACGCATACCCGGAATAACGGCATGAACGACCTTTTTCTTTGCCTGCATTACCGGCATGGATTCCATGCCATCCAGATGCAGCTTATCTCCCAGCCGACACAGTTCCACACGCTGGCTGACCTGCGCGGCAATGGATGCGGCGCTGTCATGGTTCAGCTGGTTGCTGGAATCGTCCGAGGTATCATCCTCATCTTCGGTAGGCTTGGTGTCGTCCTCTGCAGCATCAGCGCGGGCATTTGCGGCATCCAGCATAGACAGCAGGGTGTTGATGTCCGCCTTGGCCGGGCCATCTTCCATAGCATCACGGCGGGCGGTAATGTCTGCCAGCACGTCCGGCTTCGCAGGGTCGTCACCTTCGCCCTCGTCCTTGGTGGGCTTATCAGTGGTGTCACCAGCCGCCGGGTCGTTTTCATCGTCAGCGGTAGCACCGTTGGTGGCCGCGATATAGGCTTTGAGTGCTGCTTCAAGGCCTGCCGGGTCAAGGGCAGGAGCCGCCGCGGGAGCACTGGGAGTCTCGCCATCATCGGCAGTGGGCTTTGTGGTTTCCACAGTAGTATCATCGTCCTGCGTGGGGTTGTTCATCTTCTCGTTCTCGTCCATAGGGGGTGTACCTCCATTGTTATCTTGGCTGTCCATGTTCAAGCGTGCATCATCACCTGCGCGGGCGACAGCGACCAGCGCAAGGTGATTCACACGGATATTGGTCTGGATTGCATCATACGGCTCTCCATTCCATTCTCCGGGTTCCATGATAAGATCCTGATAGTACCCGACAGACAGTTCCCGCAGACCCGATGCCTTTACGGCATCGGGATCATCAATTACGATTCTTGCTCGGACGGTTTCTCCGTCCTGCTGTCCGGGGGTCAGGATTGTTCCCACTCTCTCCCGGCGGGCATTGTCCTTGTCGATCACTCGCGCATCGTGGGTTATGATGATGGGCTTTCCCTCATAGCTTGCAAGGCTTTCCGGGTCAAACACATCTTCCGGTCTACGCAATTCTCGACGCTCCGAGTCATCTTCCAGCGTGTACTTAAAGATGCCCGTGCGGGTCAGAATGGGGTTATCATAAAAATATCCCTCGGCGCTGTAATGCTCATCGACAGGTACACTGTCGGTTCGCATTTCGCTCCGAAGGACTAGCGGCGGGGTATTCTGTTTCATTGTTTTTTCTCCTTAAAGGCTACAGAATTCAGCCTATCGAAGTTAAAGACAGGTTTTGCAACACAGCGGCACTGGTAGTCCTCTCCGGGATTGCAATGCCGCCCGCTGTACACTTTGCCGTGCTTTGTCATGTACCACATGGCCGGCGGGTCATCATAGCGGAATTTCTGACCGTTAAGTTCACGGTGGCATTCACGCACACGTTCATCGCCTGATGAACTCCAGATATATTCCTCTACCCCAGCGGATTCCTGCCTTGTACGGGTCAGATTCGCGCTCAGAGTGCCCACTTGGTCACGCGCAAGAAGATTTGCTTTCGACTTTGTCACATCAAACCGGCGTTGAATTTCATTGGAAATCGCCGCCGGGGTGCGGCCTTTTGCAAAACCCTCAATAATGACGTTCTCCATATCATCGAAGCAGTCGCTTTCAATGCTGGTAATGAAGCTGACATTTTGCTCAACCCATCTTTTAAGCATCAGGTCGTATCTTTCGCCGAGAAAGAAATCATCATGGATATCCACTCCCAGCGTGGCGCGCACGCTGCGCTGCCATTCTTTAAGTTGCCGCCGGTCGGTGTAGTCAGCGCACCGGCGAACATCCCGTTCCAACGGATCGGTTTTCAGCCGCCGACTGAGCCGGTCACGCATAATGCGGAACCTGTTCTGGATGCGGCGAACCATGTCGCTGTACCCATCATGTCTGATGCTGTCGGAGCCGGTTTTTTGTTCTTCCGCAACGATAGCAAGGATTTCAGGCATAGATTCTCGCATAACCTTCTGCAGTTCTTTCAACCGCCGATTTTCAATTGCGCGCATCTTGCTTTCTGCCCACTGCGGATACTCCGGCTCGATCTTTGATTTTTTCGTCATTGAAGAGCGCCCGGTCATGCCAGGCCCATTATTCTTCACAGGCATATCCACCTCTTTATCTTTCTGGGAACCATCTTCCCTTTGCAGGCATCAAAAAGACCCTGCATCTCCACCTTGATGCAGGGTCTTTGTTCTTATGGCATGCAGCACTTGAATTTTGACCTTTTGCTTACAGCGCGCATCCGTCCAAGCGCGAAGCGGAAGGAACGCGGTTTATGGCTCCGCGCTGGCTCTGTCATGGAGCAGGCCAGAACACTTCGCAGCGGTCTGTTGGGAGCAGGGTCAGTGCCCCCTCATGCCATCGAGGTGCCGATTACGGTGTACGGCGGGTGGTGCTGGGGGTGGGGATCGAACCCACAGCCTGACGTTTACAAGTCGCCTGCTCTATCCTATTGAGCTACACCAGCATAAAAGTCGAGGGTACCGGGCTCGAACCGGCGGTCTGGGAGTCAAAGGCCCATGCCTTATCCAACTTGGCCAACCCTCGATATGGAGCAGTCAACGGGGCTTGAACCCGCGGCATCCTGCTTGGAGGGCAGGCGCTCTACCAACTGAGCTATGACTGCAAACAAAAAGAGCCTTTGCGAGGGACGCTTTCACGTCACCTGCAAAGGCTCTCAACGCCAATATTTTAGTCAAACACCTTTTTGCCTTCGGCAAACTTCTTTTTAGCTTCGTTCAAGCTGATGCGGTTATAACCGCCGCGATAATCAGGATCCGCTCTCTGCACGCCATCATTTACCCAGCCGCACACAGGGCATTCCTCAAAATCGTTGTCTTCATCAAAGCTATGCTGCCCACATACTGGGCAGAGGATTTTCTCAGTCATCTTCGATTCCTTCCAGTTCAAGCTGACGTTTATAGTAATCTTCCCCATCGTCAGGCTTGAACATCGTTCTTACGCCCTTCTCTGGGGAACCTTTTGCAAAGTCATTTTTCTTCGCGTCATACCGACACACAAGACCATCTTTTGTCTTGTAGCCTTTTATGCCGTTTCCGCACGGGCTTTCCAAAAGTTGAACCGCCCGCTTTTCGTACTGCTCCTTTGTCGTAATGCCATCGGGAGCGTACTCAGCGGCGTGAGTTCTTCCATTCTGCCAGTGGTTGTTCAGCTTCTGCTTGTTGGGGAAACCTTTCACCTTGAAAGTGTTCGCGCCTTTTGCCGAAACTGCGTTAGAATTTATTTTAGCATGACTTTGAGAATCATTCAAGTCTTTTGATGAATTTTCCTCGCTCGATACATCTTTTGATGATGTAGAGCCGCCAGAACTGGAGAACCTTCCATCCTCATCGCGGTTGTGCTTGCTCTCGTCAAAATCATCCAGTGTAATGCCCAGCCGGTCAAGGTATTCTTTCACGCTTCTGAGAAACGGTTCAAACACAAGCCCGCCGGGCACATCCTGCTTCAAAATCTGTTCAGGGGGCATCCATGTAGCCGTGAACATCTCCTTTTGGTCGCATCGGGGCACACCATCGAAGCTATTGACGCGGTAGATCTGAACGGGAAGTACCTCATCCGGCTTGCCCTTGCAGTTGCCGAGATAAGTAATATCCCCCACGTCAATATTGAACTCTTCCTTTGCTTCCCGGCGGAACGCCACGCTCGGTGTTTCTCCGGGTTCGATGTGACCGCCAGGGCCGCACCAGCCTTGCCCATCAGAACGTTGTCCGCAGAGGATTTTCCCATCGTTCAAGACAAAGCCGGCAACATAACCGCATTCTCCTTCATCCGTAACCAGGTTGCCTGCCGCAGGCGGGTTCTGCGGATTGGTCGGCTGGGGAACGTCAGCCCCACCCAAGCCCCAGTCCTGATTGACATCTGCTTCTGTGATGATGTTTTCAGGGTCAAACTGTTCATCCTGCGCCAAGGACTGACGAACCTCGGGAATTTCCAAAATGCCAGCTGTAACGTAGGTAGACACAGTCTGTGCTCTGGTAAGTTGGGCCGCGGCATTCGCCTGGTCCTGCGTAGCCTTTTCATCATCAGACAGGCTCCATGCGCTCTTGTATGTGATGGTGTACTCCGGCACCTCTTTGATTTCGCCGTTCCACACCATTCCGCGCAGAATCAGTTCGACCAGCGTGCGAGTATTGTCCCGGAGGTCGCCAGACTGGATGCCGGACACAGCCTCCTTATAGTTCTCCATATCCCCTTCACCGGTAGCATTCTCGCCCGCTGGAGAGCGGCCAAAGAGCCTTGTTTGCGGGATATGGCTCACAGCGGACAGCATTGCGCAGGCATTGTCCAAGATGTCCTTAACGCCGGCCACAGACAGGGATTGAATGCCTACATCTTCGCCATCTGCATCAATAAAGACCATATTCAGCAGATTGCGGGCAAGGTCAAGCATTTCCATACGCTGAAGAACCGTATCGTCACCGTCTACGGTAGACAGGACGTTTGCGAGATTCTTCATTTTATATGTCACCATTGACAGCCGTTCCAGCAAGCGAATGGAGTAGCCCGGACCGATGCAGGCATTGCGAAGTTCTTCGCGGATGTGCATATACTCCGGTATGCCCCATGTGCGGTAGAGGTTTGACATCGTGGAGCCTTCGGGGATTTCTCCATTGTGGAACACTAAGCATCGCGAGGAATGTACTACATAGCTGCCGTACACACTGTTTATCTGATAAAACTCCGGGATGCCAGTTCCGCCTTTGCGATAATCTTCATCTGCCGGATTGTTTTCGTAGCCGTTGATCCACAGCGGAAATACCTCATTCCGTCCGTAAACCAGCAGTTCTTCCACGCCATGAACATCCCGCCAGTTCAGCGGATCCTGAAGAAGTCTACCATCATCCACCAGCATAACAACAGCAGAGCCGCCAAACAGCCGTGCCCATTTTAACGCTTTCGCGAGTTTGCTTTGGTAGTGGATGGTCTGCAGATGGTCGTCAAGACGCTTCTGCAAATCCTTATCCTTGATGCCAAGGTCGATACCGTTCTTGGTGGCATCGTCTGCCGGGGCATCAATGATGGTCGAGAATAGCCCGTTTCCTGCATAAAGGTCGGCCAATTCCGCATCCGTCACAGCTGCACCGGTTGCCCACTGGTAATACTCGGTGCTGTCGTGCTGGGTACCATACTTGTTCAGAACGTTGTAATAGCCGTCGAGGCGAAGCTGCGTTTTGATTTTTCCGGGGATAACTCTTTTCACCTTTTTCTCCTTTCCGGCTATCATATCAGACTGCGTACATCAAAGATGCCGCCCTCGTATAGCGCAAGGGCTACCGCATCAGCGCGGTCAGGGCTGGTCAGGCCACGCTTCTTCAAGGCATCCTTGCTTTCAAGTTTCAACTTTGCAGGAGCGCCGCTAAAGATATATTTACGGGTGGTAAGCTGCCCTATCAGGGTTGAATCATTTGGGATGTGCAGGGTGCCCGCCGTGGCCATATCCCGTAGGACCGCCCACATCCACGTTGCGATATCTGCATAGCGCCCGGCGGCTTCCTTGTCCGGCACAGCGCTGGAGAAGTTTACCGGCACGACCATCAGCCTGGTTAGCTTCTGCCGAATCTTTTCTCGGTTGAGTATGTCGGTCACGCCTCCACCAACGCCGGTATCATCAATGACCGCATAAATAAGACCGCGGTACTGCGGATACGCTGCACGCAGGGTTTTATATATCGCAATGATATCGTCTGCCGTAGCGTACAGGTCTTGACCGTGGCGTGTGACCAGCTTTTGGATATCTCCATCAATGTTCTGTGCAATGGCCGTATCATCGTTGCCAAAGCGGGCAACGTCACACCCGATGGAGATCCGGGCTGGAGCACAATGTTCCAGAGGTTCAGTATTGACAGCCTTTGTGGCGAGTGCCATCGGAATAAAGACATCGTCCTCATTCTCCGGGAACTCTCCGTCAACACGGACACGGACTACATTGCTGTTCTTGCCGAACTTCCGCTCCAAGTCAGCGATATTCTGCTTATTCGTGCGGGGGCTGTCCCTGCTGGACACCTTCATGCAGTAGTAGGACTGGGCGTCCACGGTATGCGAATCGTGGAATGTGCCAGTGTTCTGCGTTGGGTTTCCGCACATCAGCAAACGGTTGTTACCGCCGGAAAGCGTACCCTGTATAGCCTCCATGATGGGGTCAGCAACACCAGATGCCTCGTCCACCACGAAAAGCATATTATCTTCGTGGAAGCCCTGCATATTCTCCGGCTTGGTGGCTGTGCGAGCCACGGCGAACCAGCGTTTCTCATGTCCTCTCATGTAAACACGAGTCTTTGTCCACACAAGCATAGCCTGCAAGACAGGGCTGCGTTCCTGCCACTTGGCAATTTCAGCCCAGAGGACATCGTTTAACTGCTGGCGGGTCGGAGCCGTGCACACCACGCGCGGATACGGGAAACAGGACAGAAACCAAAGGACTAGGTTTGCTTCAAAGGCAGTCTTGCCAACGCCCTGTCCTGAGCGAATCGAAACCTTGCGGTGTTGTGCAATAGCTGTGGCGGCTTCTTTCTGCCACGGATCAGGCTTGAAGCCAGTGACCTCTTTGAAGAATAAGCAAGGGTCTTTACGGTACAGCGGGATCCGCTTGGCAAAGACTTCACGTTGTCTCAGTGCCATCGTTCGCATCCTCCGCTTCCGTGTCTGCCGCCTCGACCGCCGCAACCCAATCGTCTACCAGCTCATTCTTGCCGCTGTTGCTCATTCTGCGCAGGTCGGCAAGCTGTTGTATCACCTTGGACTTCTGGCGCTGTACATCGGTCAATAGCCGCTCTAAGCGTTCCACGATAAGGTAGCTTGATTCAACGGTGGTTGATGTTTCTACGGTGGTGCCGGGGAGCCTTTCTTCCCGACTGACTTTGGCATCTATCCGCTCAATGTAAACCTCCTTGTCGCGGGCTTCTTTTTCCTTGTCCTCGTCCAAGCGAGTAAACGATCTGCCAGACTTGGAGGTATGCACCGACTGAATGTGCTGTTTTTTCTCTTGAACAGCGGAAATGCGTTGAAGCAGAAAAGCTTCCCGGGCGGTCAGCAGTTGGAGTTCCTGTATCAACAAGTCTTCTGCATCAACGTCCTTCGTGCAGTCCTGAATGGCTTTTTGGTTTTCCTCTGAAAAAGAACCAAACATCACCGCAGACCAGCCACCGTGTTTCAAGGCATTCTGGTTACCCGGCGGCGCACCTCCATGGTTGCCAACTGCATTGACATTACCCAGCGGTGCGCCCGACTTTGGCTTGCCATCCTGCGGGGCTTTCTGGGTGCACTTGGAAGATGCACCCTTGGGGTGCGGCGGGGTGCGTTTCTTGGGTGCACCCTTTTGTGTATCCCAATAGCGCTTCTTCCACGATTTCACAGTGTTCAGCGATACGCCCAGCTTCTTTGCGATTTCGGTGCATCCCATCCCTTTCTTATAAAGGGTGAACGCCTTATCTCGCGTTTCCATCTACATCGCCACCACTATCCTTCTTCATTTTCTGTCCCGGTATCTGCCCGGGCTGTTGTGTTGTTCCAAAGAAAAAGCGCCGGCCCTTTGCAGAGCCAGCGCCGCGCCCCTCTCACACGACCTTTGCGAGAGCGGTTTTGGAGATCATCAAGTTTCCCAGTTCCACGGCCAGGAATGTGCCCACGAACAGGCCAGCGCTTGTTAACCAGAACGGTGCGCCGACCATCATAGACAGTTCCACGCCGATGAACAGAGCCACGGACAGGGAGAGGATGACTGCTTTCCACAGAATCCCCAGCCTTTTCCACGGTCCCCAGACCACCAGTGCGTATGCAGTCCCCTCAGCCAGCAGGCCAAAGAGCACATCGACCGGGCCGAAAGGACTCGTTGCATTTGCGATTGCAATCCCCAGCAGAACCGCCGGGGCGTACCGCTTATCCTTGAACGGGAGGGCGCACAGCATATTAGCCACCCGGAACTGGATAACTCCCCATGACAGCGGGTTCAGGGTGGTTAATGCGACATATAGAGCCGCGACAACTGCGGTCTGGCATAGGGCTTTGGTGTTTCTCATATCCCCTGCCCCCCTCATACCATAACGACCACATTGCCGTGGGATGCGTCGTTCACCGCAGATTCGACCATGATCCAGCTGGGGTGCACATCCTCAACAAGCTTCTTCTTCAGCTTGCTGGCTGCTTCCTCGATGACGAGATTTTCACCTTCCAGACATTCACGGATGAACTTGTCGATTTCGCAGTAGTCCGGAATAATCTCTGCCGGCTCCATGGTCACAGTAAATTCATTGGTGTAGTCTGTCTTTCCGATGGGGCAGAAGCACCGGCATTTCTGCTTATAGACGATTTTACGCACGCCGTAGCGATTTTCAAACTTAGCCATTGTTTTCTTCTCCTTTCGGCTTCTGAACGATGAACAGGAGTTCTTTTGCTTCACGCGGGAACGGAATTGCCATAAAGGCTGTAAGGAATGCAGACGGGACATAGGCTTTCATCCGGGAGTAAAAGTCCCGCAACGCCGGTTCCTGCTTGGAATAGAACTCGTCCATCTCTCGGACGCTGGTGACCAGTCCAACCTCCTGCACAATGCTGAATCCGATTTCGGCCAGCTTGGCTTTCAGTTCATCGTAGCCCCACTCGTAGACATGAGCGCGGTACTGGGTCTGATACCCATTGCCCGGGGTGTTCGGACAGGAGAGAAACATCTTTGCACCCGGCTTCATCACCTTGTAGCATTCTGCAAGGCTTTTTGCGCCGTCCGTAGGGTGCATATGCTCAATGGCAGAGGTGTAAATCACAAAATCGGCAAACCCCGCCGGGATGACTTTCGACATCTCAGCAACGTTGCCCAGCTTCCAACCCACCCGGAACGGGTAGTAGGAAGTCAGATCTTTAGGTTCAAGGTTCTTTGCGGTTGCGCCGCGCATAGCCTCTTTGATGTTCGCTTTGCTGATATCTACGCCGGTATAGGATGCAATATCCTTTGCGTAGTAGCGCAGCAGCGGGAGCATCAGAGAGCGGCCGCAGCACACATCCAGCACGTTCATGCCTTTCTTCGCCATGTGGGCGGCGGCAAGGTGCTGGATATAGTTCATTACGTCCAGATTGGTGAAGAAACCGTCTCTGAACTGCATATAAAAATTCCGCATCTGGTAGGTGGTGCAGAGAATTTTTTCTCTGTCCATGCCATCCTCAACGCGGTATACGATATCTTTATCCACGCCATTTTCCTTTCGTATCAAGGTACTTCTGGTATTTGATCCACTCTTTCAGCGCATATTCTCGGCGAATCCGGTAGTCTGCGCCTATCATGCCCTTCGGGGGCCTGACCACAACCATTTCTGAGCCGTTGAAGTAGGACAAGCCGCCAAAATTGACCTGTGTAGTCCATGTGGTGCTGTCCACGCTATAAAAGCCAAAGTCAACCGCGTCCTTTTTGGTGTAGCCCAAACCGTGCACCCGCACCCCGCAGGCGTTCGCATACTGCACCAGCCGTTTGATGTAGCCGTACTCGCTGGGCTGAATGTGCTTGATTGCGAAGCCGCCGATACCAATATAGGGATAATCCCTACACAGGCGCTTGAATTCGTCAAGACCGCGGGAACGGTGCCAGACAGGAATGCTCTGCTTGCCTGTTTCAGCTTCAAGGCGGGCCCTCATGCGCTTTACTGCATCATAGCCTACGATGATATCTACATCCAACTCGAAGAAGTGCTGCACATCGTGGCGGTTGATGAAGTCGATATACCTGCTTAGGTACCCGTCCCAGTCTACCGGCTTTGATGAAGCCTCCACCCCGTGCATAAACGTGAATGCCCCGCTGTCGAGCAAGAACATCTTCCACTTCGGCATTTCCTCGACCTGCCACGGCTTGATATAGAAAAAGCTCTCCAGAACGTACTCCGGCCTGTTTTCCCGCACGATTTTCTCTGACGGGAATGTTCCCGCCAAACACAGCCTCATGTTTCAAACCATTCTCCGCAGTGCGGGCACTGGATAAGCTTAGAGCCGCTCTGTTGCGCCGTAGCGGGCTGAAAAGGTGCAGGCTGTCCAGATTGCTGGCTTTCGGGGTCCGGGCCTGTATCGGTCGCTTTGGGCGGCTGTTGGGCAGGCTCCGTGAAAAACTCCTCAAAATCAGAATCGTCCACATCCCGGAGCAGACCATCAAGTTCCACTTCGCTGAAGCCGGTGCTGCTCAGATCCACATCCAGCGCCTGCAGTGCATCCATTTCGGCGCGGAGCACATCATCATTCCAAGAGGATGCTTCCGCCACCTTGTTGTCTGCAATGCGGTATGCCTTGATCTGCGCGTCCGTCAGGTCATCGACCCGGATGCAGGGCACTTTGTCCATGCCCAGCCGTTTTGCGGCCTCATAGCGGGTGTGTCCGGCAATGATCGTGCCTTTTCCATCAATCAAGATGGGCACCCGGAATCCAAATTCCTTGATGCTCTGGGCTACCGGACCAACGGCCGCTTCGTTGTTTCTGGGGTTGTTCTCATAGGGACGGATCTGCGAAATATCCTGATACACTACTTGCTGATTCATTTTTTCTCCCTTCTTTGCTTTTCCGCTGGCGTTGCGGAACAAATTAGGGAGCGGCGGTATCTTTCCTCCTTTCTGGGCATAAAAATACCCGTCCGGTGGCGAAACCGGGCGGGCAATGCGCTATGATTAGAATTTTACGGTATTATTGTACCACTTTTGCCGTGACGCGTCCATGACATCTTTTTGACATCGGACTAAGACATTTCCAATGCGTCGATACCAAACATCAGCATCGAGATTTTATCCACTGCTGCATCATGGTCACGGTAAACCTGCCGGGCGCTCACGTTTTCCTGCATCGCGATCTGCTCCACAGGCTTGGCGGTCTCGTCAATGTACATGGCCTTGATGATGCGCAGGCCCCGCTTCAGAGCTTCATTGTCGCTCTGGGCGCAGTAGGTTTCGTACAGGCCAAGCATTGCATCGATATGGCGAATCATAATTTTAGTGCGCCGGCAGCTGTTGCGGATGGATTCAACCGTAATGGCATTGTTCCGCTGGAGCATCATGTCCAGCAGTTCCAGTGCGGTTTCTTCCTCCTGACCATCATGTTCGCCAGCCTCGTCCGTATAGACCGCACCCGTGCAATGTTTTTTGAACATCCGGTAGTTCTTCAGGAGCAACTTCGTGTTCCGCAACCGGCGGTCACACCGGCCTGCGGCTTTACGGGCCTGCTCGGCCACAACTTCCTTTGCACCCTCGCGGGCAGCTTTGCGGGCAGTTTCTTCGATGAACGCCATCATATCTTCCGGGATAGTCATTTTGCGCATCCTCCTGTTCTACGTTGCCAAAATCCATCAATTTAGGTATAATAGAGTTGCTTTTCTCGGGGGATTGCGCAAGCAGTCCTCTTTTTGTTTGCTCAAATTGCGCTCATGCGGCGGGAAATTTCACTCTGGCTCAAAACGGCCAGCGGCTGGCGGGTAATGCCGCGCTCTGCTGCCATCTTAGCCGATACGGCCTCCATTGCCCGCAGCATATCTGCCCTCTGGGCTTCTGCGGAGCCGCCGGGCAGGATATGATCTTTGCTTTCCCGCATATCGTTGATTTTGAGTTCTTCCTGCAAAGCCTGTTCCGAACAGCGGCGAAGCAGTTCCATTGCATAGGCTTCACCGTCCTGCTCTACCCATCCGATGTACTGCCGGTAGTTATCCAGCGTTTCCTGCTTCAAGCGGGCAAGCCGTTCCTTGCCGAAGCCGAAGGTCAGGTGCGTTGTTGCCGCCATAACCAGCCAGGCGATCTCTGCGCCCTCGTTCTGGGCCATGCGGAGCTGCTCTTCCCTGCGGTTGCGTGGAGCCTTGATCTGCGGAAGCCGGACCTCAAAATCACAGATGCCTTTCAAGTCCTCCCGCATGGCATCCGTTGCACTCTTGCGGTTCTCGGTCAGGATTTTTGTCCTATACCGCTGCTGAAACTCGTGCATCTCATTACAGGCCCGCTCCAAGCGTGTGGCTCCAATGCCCTCTTCCTGGTGCATAGCCACCACCATACACCAAGTGAAGATCTGCGCCGCTTTATCCCGTTCATCAGCCCGCTGCTGGCGAATGTTCTTCATCTGTTTTGCCATCTCCAATCTTTGCACCCGAAAATTTTTGCTAGGAATCTTCTCGCTTTGCCGCAGTCCCAACGGCTTTTGCACCACTGACACCGGCCATTGCACAGGAACGCCAGATGTGCTTTCATGTGCCCTCCTTTGCATTTTTGACCTTCGGGCCCGCCATGTGATTCACAGCCCAGGACCAGCCCGCCATGGGCAATGCGGCCACGATCAGGATAATTCCGGCCGCATCCACGACCATCGGACTAAAGAAAATTTCACGAATCAGATTCATTGGATTCCTCCGCATTCACTATAAGTCCCGAAATTCCAACGTTCTCTTTTGCATAGCCCACAGCTTCTTCTGCGGATACTGCCCACACATAAGATTTTTTGAGCAGTTCCCTATTACTCACTGGGGATCTATATTCCACTTTGTACTTATGAACTATTTTCCACTGCCGGCGAGGTGCCGATGTTCCCTGCCAATACGCTGCTACCAGTTTTTGCTCTTCTACGCATACCGGGCGCAGCATTCCAAAATTGGGGTGTTCATAAGCTACTTTCTGCAAGGCTTCTTCTACGGCTTTCGGAGTGTTTTCTCCACGAATCCATGCAGAAAACATACATTTTTCTGCCGTATCATTTTTTCTTGCTTCGATTGCGACCTCATAGTACGGCACCCTTATTCACTCCTTTCCTGCCCGCCGATTGAAGTACACCACCGGCGAAACACCGCGTTCATTACAGTCTTTGTTGCTGAAACTGACGATGGCACCGCAAGTTCTCTTATTGGTGCACCGAATACATTTCACGCCCGTACCACTCATAACTTCATAGGTAGATGCGCCGCAGAACGGGCATTCCTTGCTCTTAGGTTCAACGTGTTCTTTCATTTTTTCTCCTCAAATCTATTGCAAAACTCTGGGGGATCGTCAAAGGGTGGCAGATCCCAAAAATTGCAGACATATCTGCAGCACACATCGTTTTTTGCCCTTTTAAAGCGCAGATGGGCACACTTGTCACATAGTGGTGCTTTTCTTTTAGGAATTTCAGACGCAATGAGCACCCCAGTTGCATAGCTCACTGCCATAATCTGAAGCCACTTCAAAATAGTTTTGAAAATCTCTAATGCGGTCACTTTTCTTTTCCTTTCTTGCAGCACCCCATGTAATACTCTGTAGGCTCCCAGTCAGAAAGAACGATTTCTCCGATTTTGTCGCACCAGCTGTCACCCTCTCCGACGTACATACAATTGGGGCAAGTATCAGGATTACATACCCTCTGCGGCCTGTCTTTTCGACCCCAATGATGTTTCTTTGCCATCAGGATCCTCCCCTACGCACCGGCTTCTTGCCGTTCCCAGCAAACTTTTCAGGCCGTTCATCACTCATGCCGCGAGCCAGAACCAGCGCCCTCTGGTCGTTCGGCATCTGGTAGATGCAGCCAGTCGGAATGTGCATATACAGGTCATTCAGTACAGCGCGGGCAATTTCTGCCGTTTCGTACTGACCCAGACGATAGACATTTCCGCCTCCAGTGGGTACCGCCTTTATTTCATGCTCAGGGCTCACATACACGCTGGTGCACTGGGCAATGTTCGTGATGGAGTCCCATTTTTTGTTCATGACGTACATTCTGCATCCTCCACATAAAACCAGGATTGCGGTGGACGCCGAATCTCTACAGGCTCATAGCCAAATTTTGTTGCCCGCAGTCTTGTGAAATCACTTAACGGTCGTGGGCGGTCGTAAATTTTCAGGTCGGAAATGTGCCAGCCATACAAGTCTTTCAAATCTGCATAACTCATCCCGGACTTCCATCCGGCATAGTCTTTGACTTGCGGTACTGTGAGACAGCTTCCAGAAATTGCAGATTCGATATCTTCTTTGACGACACAGTATTCAGGTCCAATGCGTCGGATGTCATCGCAGACGAACTCGCCAATAACCATCTGCATGGCGCTGTCTATATCATCTGGCACACCAATGCCGTCCCATGTGATAAACTTGGTCTTTCCGTGATAGATTTCTCCATCATACGATTCTTCGCCATCTCTGAAAATCGTAATGAGTTTCTTTGGAGCTTTTGTGCAGTAGATGTAGCATTTGAACGGCACTTCAAGGTTTGGCGCAGTTTTGCGAATTTCAACCGTCTTCCGCAGGTTTGCGATTTTCTTGCACCAGTTGGGCCGGATGCTCAGTAAAACAGCTTTACTCACTTTGCACCTCCCCGCCGTCCAGGTCGCCTTTGAGCTGTTCGAGCTTTTCGAGCACGATCTGCTGTACCTCTTCAGGCTTGCCGACGATCTCAACGAGCTGCGCCAGCATGATGTAAACATCCGCGATTTCTTCCCTGACGCTCTCGTGGGCGACCTTGATCTTCGCACCGTTGCGGTAGTTGAAGGTTGTGGCTCGCTGGAGATTACAGATCGCCTTCGTGAGCTCTGACATTTCCTTGATCGCCATCTGGAGCTGAGGGGCGGTGCCGTACCGATTGATCGCCCGCCGGATGGTATTCAGGCCATAATCAGGAATGGCCGGGATGCCTGCATCCTCGTACCATTTGAGCTTTTCCCGCAGGGTCGCATAGGCCCACAAGATCGTGTAGTGCTCCGCGATCAGGCCATCGATGCTCTGCTTCGGGTCGTCGAAGAGGTGATCGGTCAGGCTTTCGGAGAGCTCCATATCGTTGCAGCCCAGATCGATGCTGCTGCCATGCCCCTTGACGAGCTGCCGCGCATACTCGGTCAGTGCCATTTCAGGTTGCCGCAGCCATACCCAGCCGTCCTCGCTGACGTCAGTAAAGTTGAGGGCAGTCTGAAAATTGTCCACCGGGTTGTCGGTCGTCAGCCTCGGAACACTCTTAATCTTTTGCTTATCCATTCTATATCTCCTCAAAAATCCCAGTCATCGGGGACATATAAACGGCACTCTCCATCCCCGTTGTCGCTGGTCGGTTTATCAAACGGGCAGCCCGGGCAACCATTTCCGGTCGCCAAACGGCAACGGCAAAACCCCATCAAATAACGGGCCATTTCCTCCGGACTCGTAATAGCATATTCAGGGTTGGTCTTCGCCTCCTCAGTTTCGAAGAAAAACTTAATCGGCCTTTCGTTTTCAATAATATTCCTGTAAGCTACGCCAATTTTATAAATATAGTTATCACGCAGCTTACGGGGGATCTCGGCAATATACCGGCGAAATACTTCCAGGGAGTTTGCGCGCTTATAGTGGTTGCACATCCGGCAGGCGGGCATAAGGTTTGAAATATCATCTGCCGCGCCATCTACTTCATCCCACACCCGCAACGGTCGGAAGTGATCTACTTGCATATCTTTGTAGGCAATCGCCCTGCCGCAATATGCGCAGCGACCTCCGTACTTCCGGTATACCGCCTCACGGGTTTTCTTATTGATTGCCATTCTGTGTCACTTCCTTCGGTGGCAAAGGCATCCAACCAACAACAGGCCGGTCAATCCGGTTGTTGTAAACCTCGTCCGGGTTGAAGTGGCGGTATTCCCACCAACCTTCCGGGATTCGATAGTCGTCCTGCTCCTCGTCGTATGTCCCCCAATCGGGAAGATTCTCCCAATTCCATTCGCTATCTTGCAAAAAAACGTTTCCATCCTCATAATGCGCCGTCGTTATTCCGTACCCGTCAATTTCGTTTCGGTACAGAATCAGCACTTCCGTCTCAACTTTCGGAGGATCCTTGTCGGGGTCGCGCCAGAAAGAAAGTAGCGCTCCTTCCTGTGCAACAGGAAGTTTCTTGACCTTTTCCCGCGCTACCCGGAGAGTCGCAGAAACAACATCATTCGCACTCGGCTTCTGAATCGTGTTATACTCCAGGCATTTCAATACGTCCTCACGGTTGATGTACTCATCCATTGTCTTTCTCCTCATAAATGTCGAGCTTCATGTCCAGTGTGTACGGGGTGTCCACCGCGACGTCTGCGTCCGGGTCAAACTGTACGTCCAAGCTCCCATCTTTCAGCGAAATGGTGAGCACACAGTTATTGAGCTTTGTCGTAAAGCTGTCACCATCGTTCAACTTCCCATGGTCAGCCGCGTACAGCTCCAGCGCCGCTTTAATCGCTGCGTTCGACTGTTCCATCAATCCCTTTTCATTCATCTGAAATCACCTTCATCTTCACCACATTGAATTTTTCATACTCCGGGTAGCAAGCTCTAGCCATCGCCTTAGCCCGTACAGCAGCACGCTTAATGCCCTTTTCATCGACAACAACGCACGGCAGGAGTGCAGAGCCACGTTTCCCGGATGCAGCGATAAGCATCTCATACTTTGCCATCGTCTCGTCCTTTCTCTGGTTTCGGCGGGTGCGCTTCGCTCTGGCGGTCTATATCACCATCCACGCAGCACGCCGCATAAATCAGAAGTGCAGCCATCACCGCCAGAACCACCAGCACAATCCAAAGCCACATTTTGCATCACCCTCCCAGAAGATTTTTCATCATATACCCGGCCATAGCCTGTGCATATGCCTGTTTAGGAACGTCCGCCGCACCATTCTCTTCCAGCAGCTCTTTGATGCTGTGTTCGCGTCCTGCGCCGTCAATGGCCCGAACCCTGGTACTGCCGCGATTGACCGTCACCGTTTTCTTATCGCGCGGGTGGATGCCGAACGGAAGCTGGAAACCTTTCTCAAACACCCAGAGGTGATAGCAGTCGCAGACGTCCACCAGCCGGTCCTGCGTTGGGAACACTTCGACGGCAACTCGCTTCTCGCCGAACAGGTCGTTTTTAATTTCCATCTTGACGGCCCACGGGATATCCCCGCTGCCGTCACTCCGGCCAACGCCCTCTGCCGCCGTAATCGTGACGTGTTCGACCTTGCCCCATTCCGTGCGGAGCAAACGAGACATCACGCTGTACTTCTGGTCTTCGCTGATCCATGCCCGATCCATCTCCCTCATCCAGCCGTGATAAGGTACTCCCAGCTCTTCAGCTGCCTGTTTCGGGGTAATTGTTTCAGTCCATTTCATTTTTTCTGCTCCTCTCCAGCTTCTTTCATCAGGTATGGCGTGTCGCTCATGTTTCCAACCACTTTTCCAATGTAGAGCAACGCCCGAAGACAGCACGGGTTGTAGTCGCGTGAGTTCTTGCCGGCAATCTTTGCGTAGAACCCGATATGGCCCACGCCATAGGCAATGTACTCACCAAACTCCACAGAGAAAATCCGCTCGTTGGGGCCGGTGGTTTTGATGATGTCGCCCTCAAAGACCATCGTTCCTTCCATGTCCTTTACGCCAGTGCTCATACCGATTGTAAATGGCTTGACCAGATGGGCGTATGCCGGCTCTTGCTCGGAGTTGATGTACCAGCCCTCACCCGGGCGGCTGTTCTTCACGCCCGGGGAGCGAATCAGGAACCCTTCATGCCAAGTGCCATCTGGGGACTGCCCGCGAAAAGTTCTATCCTGCATCATGCTTCACCCCTTACCTTAACGGGAAGCACCAGCGCTTCATACTGCGGTTCAATCAGCTTTACAGGGGACAGCGGCCCAACTACCCATGCACTGACTTCGTCCTCTTCCATCGACTTCAAAGCCTCGCTCAGAAATTCAAGGTTGAAGCCGATTCGCAAGGGGTCTTCCAACTTTCCGCTAAAGGAAAACTCCTCATTCATTTGCGCGATCGTGCTGCGCATTGATGCTCTGCCGGTGCCGCCGGGCTCCAGGTCCATTACCAGAACGCTCTTTTCCTTTGCGTCTGCAGACCGGGCCAGCTTGACACGACCCAGAACGCCCAGCAGTTCTTTTCTGTCAAGCGCAATTCGGGTTCCTTCATTTCTCTGGGCCACAACCTTACCATAGTCCAGGAACGGTTCCGCAATCAGGCGGGACTTCACCTCGAAATTGCTGTCACTGAAAACAGCCTTTTTCCGGTCACGCACAATTTCCACGCTACCATCCATAGAAAGCGTATCAACTGCCTTTGCCGTGGCCGCAGGAAGCGTAAAGCGAAAATCACCATCAGCTGTGCAATTGATTCTGGCAATCGCCATCCGGTATCCATCCAGCGCACAGATTTCCAGCACATCCTCGCCTTTCCGAGAGAAGCACAGGCCACGGTGCGCAGGGTGTTTTTCGTCCTTCGACACCGCATAGAGGACTTTGGAGATTGCCCAGCTTAAATCGTTGGCCCCCACGATACACCGCTTTGCATCATTGCCCGGGCCAGAAAACTCCGGGTAGTTCTCTGCCGGCGTTGTGTTCAGGCGTGCCCTGGCCGTGCCGGATTTCACGGTAAGGATTCCTTTATCGGCCTCGATGCTGATTTCCGGTGCTACCGTGCCGCTGATAAAATCAACACCGCGCGGTGGAACCACCACATCCTGCTCAACCGGCTTGGACAGACCAGCACGGACGCTCAGTTCCAGATTGGTGGCGTATGCATTGGAGCCGCTCAACAGGATTCCTGCATCATCGGTGCCCACCGCCCGAACCTCCGGCACCGCCGTGCGCAACTTGGAAAACAGCGCTCCAAGTTCGCTTCGCTCAAACTTCATCTTCCTTTTCTCCTTTCTCAAAGTGCTTCATGCTGAATTTTCCATAGCATTCAGGGCACATATAAGCCACCCGCTCCGGGTTATCGCCACGCTTTCTGCGCAGGAGCAGGGCGTACATTTCCTTCATAGGCCGGTACTTGCCGCAAACGGTGCAATGTTCCCACAGCCGCTTTTTCTGTTCCACTGTCGGGATTTTCTGCAAAAATGCCGCAGGCTTTTCCCGGCGCATATTCTCAGCGCCCACTATGCTTTCCATGTTGCTCCGCATAAACACCGGCGTACCAGCCGCATCTGCCGATGTCAGAATGTCCTGTATCCATCCAGCCTTTGGAATAACCTTTTCGGCATTTTGGCCTGTTTCTGCCCCGATGACGATCCACTTTAGTTCCCGGATAACTTTGGTTGCATCGCCCTCAAACGGGCCCAGTAACGGTTCTATGGTCACAAATGTATTGTATTTACTGTTTACCCACACGCCGTCTTTCCTGACCGTTGCCGTGGTGCCGTACCAGAAATTTTCCAGCATCGGGAGTTTCCCGTGGTTTGCAAGGTTCTGATACCTCACCGGGTACTGCGTCAAGAAAATGTACTGGTGCTGGGGTGCCATTTCGGCCGCAGCGAATACCTGAAGAATCCAATCTTCCGGCACCCACGGACCAAACAGGTCGCCGTCCGTGCATACCATGATGGTTGAGCCCACCTTGACCTTTTGTGGCCAATCCATGCGATACTTATGTATCGTGGGCATAAATCCGGTTGGGTTGTTTAGAAAGCGGTTATTCGTGGTTTCCCATGGAGCGTCCAGCTCAAAGAGGTTCGCTCCGACCTGCTGAACCTTCGGACGTTCTGCAAGATTTCGTCTCCAGTCGCTGGCAAAGCGTAAAGCGCTCTTTTTTGCGTAGCAATATCGGCAGTCTTTCAGACATCCTGTTACAGGATTCCATGCGTAATCCGCCAATTCGTTTTTTGTTCTGTTCACCGATAGATCCTCCCCGACTGACTGTCGATCAGGACAATACGCTCTGCAATCTCAAACCCTGCAGCATCTGCCACATACCGCAGAACGTGAATAAGATCATGCACCCGTTTCTCGTCCTTCTGGATATTATTTTCAGCACGCGCCCGGGTAGGGTCCGGCGCACCGCTGGGGTTGTGTCCTTTGCGGGTATCAGGCATTGCTATCCCCCTTGTCCAGAATCATATAGTACTCGTACTGGGTGCCCGGGTTGGCGTTTGGACGGCGGCGCACGATGTCAACCCGATATCCCGCTTTCAGGAGCAGCCGTCCCAACTCTAAGCGTTCATCTTCCGAGAGTCCTTTTGCCTTAGACGGCGCAAGGGAAAGTTCGATTTTAGCCAACACGCTTTTCTACCTCCATCAGGTCGTGCATCAGCTCGTCAACCAGCAACTTACCGGCATTCGCGCCTGTGCGAATAATGTTTCCGTTTTCCTTTAACTCTGCAAACTCCTGTGCACGGATTTCTTTGGACTGCTTTGCAAAAGAAATTTCCGATGCTGTCATTCGGCCTTGCACCACTTGCTGCCATTCCTCGATGAACGGCTTGGCATCTTCCAGATCTGCATACTGGTCGTTGCTATAACTGCGTTTCTGCCGAACTGTACCGCCCGGCTCCACCTCCAAGGTGTACCACGGCGTATTGGGGTCAGACTTCTTTCGCAGGAAGAAAATGTAGCTTTCCCGAACAGAAATACGCTCAAAGTATCTGGTTCCGCGCTGGATGCAGTGGTCAAGGAACTTACTCTCCTGCAAAATGTCCTTTGCGCCCTCCGGCACCCGGATAATGTACTCTGCTCCATCGTACTCATAGATTTTACGGATCTTCTTGTAGATGTTTTCGATATGGAACTGCTTTTCCAGCTGTTCCGCTTCCCTTCTGATAGAGTGTTGCGTGCCTTTCATGGCTTCCATCCGGTGCTGTTTATTACGCTCCAGCACGAGATCATCATGCCGGCGTTTCAGGTCAAGCGGGAACATTACGCTTTCAAGCTGCATATTCATACCCGATTTCTCGGCCATATCCAAGTAGTCCGACCAATCCTGTGCAACTCTGAGAACAATGTGCCCATCGTATTTCCCGGTAACGCGCCTAGTCTGCTGGCGAAGGTACTTCAAGCTGCGTGTCATGCCGTATTTCTGCAAGGT